TCACGCTCCGTTCTTTATTTGATAATGGGTTATTTGTATTACTGATGTTGTTAGTGATAGGTTTGCGGTTGGGGTTATTTTGGCATGGAAATCTTGAGTTATAGTATAGTGTTTAGTGGTATTTAAGGTTGCTGCAAGCCCTATAGAGCCTCGAATCATAAACGGCAAACGAGAATACATGCCAACACCGCCAGCCTTAACTATATCAGAAAGAAATTCTATATCCCGCTGATTAGGAAAACTGCTTACACTAACAGCTACAGCGGCGGGTTCATAGTTATAGTCCGCTTGATACCATGTTTCCGAAACTGATATAAAACTATCCCCGAAAAGAACAGCAGCAACTGCGTTTAAATCCTCAATCGTTCCCGCTGACAAATTACCTCTGATTTTTATTTTAATAGCCTTTCTATATTCCGTGTCACTTCTGCCTTCCCTAAGTTCAAGGACATTTTTGCCGATTTTATCAAGTGTAAAACCCTCTGCATCATCCATATCCCGCCAAGCTTCAATAAGCGCAAGTATACGCCAAATCTTTTTATTTTCGGCATGGTCAAGGTCAAGCAGTTTGTAGTTATTTGAATCTTCGTCCTTGCGGTAGTTGTCGGTCAAATGTTCTGCAGGATGGCGCAGAGATGCGCCCGGCAGTTCATGCGGTTCTCTGATGGGCTGCGGTTCCCTCATCTGACCACCACCTTGTCATAATCAGTTACTGCAATCTGCATTACAGGAATTGCAATATTGGCCTGCACCCAATTTTCGCCGTCTGTGCTTATTTTTACAATAGCGTCAGTAACGCCGTTTACTCCTGTTTCTGCTACAATGCGGCTGTGTGCCACATCTTGACCAAGACCAAGCCCACGGTGTTCTGTGCCGTCTGTGTCTAAGCCGCCGACATAAGCGATAATTTTAGAGCGTATTTGCACTTCGTCCCCCGGTCTAAAATTAGGGTTTTTGGACAGCAGCACATCAATCCAAACATTAATGCTTTTTGCCCTTGTATAGCCTATAATCTGCGGGAAGCCTCTGCTGTCATTAAGACTTATGGTCTCTTCACCAAAACTTTGTATGCCAGCAGATTTGGTTTCCAATATGGCTGATGCTATCTCCAGCGGGTTTCCGTCAAAAACAAAAGGGGCCACGCTCTTTGGCGGTATGCCGTTTTCATCATATAGCATTGATGTATTTTCCAATACTTTAGCATCTTTAACAGTGGGCAATTCTAAAATAACCGCTTCAATTGCGGCTCTTGTAGCTTTGCCCTTTCGGGAAAGAGAACGATAATAACGGTCTCTTAATTCCTCATCGGTTTCTGTAATAGTGCCTCCGGACGTTCTCTCCGGGTTTGATATGCCCATTATGCCCTCCAAAGGATTAAATAATCTGTCAATGCGTCCGGCAGTGACATTGCCTGTTCTGCCTGCTTCTGCCGCTTCAATGGCCGCTTCACCAAAACCTGAATCATTTAGCGTTATATCTTCGGTTGTGCTAAAAATCGTACCGCTTTGTGTCATTACTCTTGTGCCTATGGAAATATTGCGCCCGGCACGTCCTGTAAATAATACCTTTCCCAAGGCTCGCAGGGCAGGCTTTCGGAAAAGGCCAATGTATTTTACAAGGGCATCCAGCTGCTTTCCTTCGGCATCATCTATAAATGCCGAATAATAAACACTTTCCATCTTATCCCATAGCTTGGATTGTTCCCAAGATGTGGTGCGTATGTAAAGACCCAAGGGGCTGCGCTCTGATAGCTCAATATCTTCGCCGAATAAATCCCTTGCACGTTCTTCCTTTTCGGATATAATAATGGTGTAGGGCTTGCGTATGAAGCCACGCAATGATAAGCCGTATTCAATTGATGACATAGATGCTTCACCCCCGCAAATAAGATGTTTGCATACACGCTCCAAATATGCAAACTCGAATGGTTTTTTCAGCTTTGCTGAAAAAATGCTTCCTTAAATTCTAAAATGAAAAAGGCACCCTAATTTCTGCGCCTGTGTCAATTCTGCATGTAAAAATTATATCTACAGTCCTTCTAAGGACATCTTTTTCAATTTCAATATTAATTATTTCTCTCACTCTTGCTTCTTGCAAAGCCGCCTTTATAACGGCCATTTGAATATGTTCTTCAGTAACGCCCTTGCCTCTGATACTTGGGTATTCCAGACCATGCTCCGGATTAAGAAACCATTCGCCAGCATCTGTTGTAAAAAGACGTTCAAGTGCTTGTGCTATTTCATCATTTCCTGAACAAAAAATAATATTTCGGTCTGTATCAAAAGCAAGGTCTCCTTCTTGCATCTTAAATGTTCGTCTGTCCATAAAAATCCTCATTTCATTACTCAATAATTCCTATAACCAAAGCATCTCTAAGGTCATGACGGCGATTACCCACATAATCCAAGGCCCTTTCGGCAAAGACAACCAACACCTTTTGACCCCTTTCAAGCTCAAAATAGTGGCCGCATTGACACAATCCCCTTGGGTCGGCGCACATAACAAGGCTTCTTAAAACAGGTACTTTTGGGATGGGCTTATAATCTTTGGTTTCACCGCCTTTTTTGCGTTGAAACAGGGGTTGAATATCCGCCTTTAATTCACCCGGATAATATGCCAATACCTCGCAGGGCATAGCTGTATGAAGATTCATTAAATGCTCGTTAAATATTTGCTCAAATAGTTTATCAGCCGCCGCCATTATTCCAAAACCTCCACTTCTGTTAAAAAGTCACCTGCGCATCTGTGCCGCCCTTTAAGCACTCTATAGATACCGTTTGCGGTTTTGCTTTGTATTTGGATAATACTGTTAATTGTTATTCTATGGTTAAGCAGCATAGCAACTTTAAATCCCTTAACGGTTTCGCCGTCCTCTTCACGCTCGAAAGCTTCAGGGCTGCCTATAAGCCCGGTGTCTTTGTTTAGCAAAAACCCTGTTTCTATACCCTCATTATGGGGCATTATAAATATTTTGCCTTTGGATATGCGGAATACACTGCCTGTTTCTTTTACAATCTGCTTAACGGCATCCTTAAGCATAGCATCAACAATACGGCCTTTGGGGTAAGTTATGTTGTTGACCAATTCAAGCCGACCAAGTTCAAGGCCAAACTTACCTGTAAGGTCTTGTAAAATAGCTTTTGCAGTTGCATTTTCGCCGTAAACCTCGCTTACATCTTTTGTAAGCCACTGCATAGCACCGTCACCGATAGTTAAATCTGTTATTTTATCTACATCAGACCATTTTGTAGAGGAATTTTGCAAAGTCCCCATAAAAATAGTGCCTATGTCCCCACGATATCCGGCGTTGATGATAATATTTTGATTTTTTTCTATGGAATTGATGGAATTTTCGGAAAGATTAAATATTGTAACCCTTGCAATATCGGGTTCTTCGTCATTGTCAAAAGGTACGTCAAACTCAATGTCCAATTCATCAGAATTAAAGCGCCTGCCTCCGGCCAGTATTTCCGCTTGCCTAATCCAATAATCAGCCATTTTCAAATCCTCCGTTAGGCAGCCACAAGAAAACAGTATCGTTAAAATTATCCCAGTTGACCCTATCCTCGTTCATAGCCAAATCATAAGGGATTATAGGTACTGTCGGAACGCCGAGATGCTGCTGGTTAACAAACAACAATCGCCCATAAACTATTTTTTCGGCAGCAACCAACAATTCACCATTATGATACAGGTCTACGGTAAAAAAATCGCCCTGTGCATTATAACGAATATCAAAAATAAATGTTTTGCCGCCAAGCTGAATATTAAATTGATAAGGTATAAGTGATTTTTGTATTGGTATGAATTGATAATCAGCCATAAAGCCGCTCCTTTAAATTCCCGCCATAGACATAAGTTCCCCTCCGGCACCTCCGCCAATGCCGCCGCCTCTAAAACCGCTTGATATGGCCGCCAATCTTTCATCCGAATTCTTATTATTGGATTGCTTGTCCGTATCTCTTATCTGCTGCGTACCGGCATTTTGCGGTACCGCTGCCTTTGTAGCCACAGCAGGAGGCACAGATGTAAGCTGAACAGTGGCAGGTCTTGCCCTGCGTACATGACGCAGGGTGATGTTAAAAGACAGGCCGTTTGCGGTTGCGCCGCCGTGTACGGTGTTTACATTGGTTACAGCCATACTGCTGTAAATTGTCCTATTGGTATATGTTACCAATTCCCTGTTGGTTTGATATTGACGTATTCTGGCCAGCCTCGGCCATGCATCCGGCCCTAAAATAGTGCCGGATATTGTTAGGCTTGCGGGCCGTTCTTTCATATGGTCGGCTATGCTTTGACCATCCTCCACAGCCTTATCCGTTACTTGAAAAACATGGCTGGGATTATCCGAGGTCACATGAGAGAGCAAAACATCACCCAAGACCGCAACGCCGCCTATTCCTCTTGACATGTGACCTCCTCCTTACGCTTCGGTTAGATTAGGATATTTAAGCGATAATTCATACCAAGCTTCTTCCCAAGCCTCTGCAAACAAATCTTTAAAAATCCGCTTTAAGTCATCAATCGCACTTTGCTTGACCTCGCCGCCTTCGCCGCCGATGATAATCTTTTCAATAGTAATTTCAAACTGATTTATAATGTTTGCAAATCGCTGTTTTATACCGCCGCCATCATCAGACTTGTTTATATTGTAAGTATCCGGCCCTTTCGGCCTTGATGCTCTGCCTATCCTTGACAAAATGCCCATAGATTCTCTATTGGGAATAACTTGTGAACCTCTCGGCAAGTTTACCAGCTCCGGCCCTTTTTCGCCGACAATGGCGGGGCCGCCGATATGAAAGTCTGTACCTTTTGCAAGCATAGGTATCTTTGGAATATTAAAACCAAAAGAGCGTCCGCCGATAAGCGGAACCCAATCCGGCACGGTAATATTAATACGGTTTATTGCGCCTATCACGGTATTTATAGCACTTATTACAAAGTTTATAGGAGCTTTAAGAATTGCGCCCAACGTTTCAAATATACCGCCGAATACATTTCTAATGCCTTCCCAAGCCCTGCCCCAATCGCCTGTAAATACACCGCCGATAAAATCAACAATGCCGCCGAAGATACGTTTTACGCCGCCTATTATGCCTTCTACCGTATCACGGAAAATGCCCAAAGTTCCCGACAGAAATTCAAATAGAGCGGGGAATCTTTCACGCAAAGGCTCTATCAGCATGTCAAACAGATTAAATATATTGCTGAATGCGCCTGTTACAATGCTGATGATTATATCAAATGCGCCGCCGAAAATATTACCAAGACCGCCCAGCGCCATTTCAAAATCAAGTGTAAACACACCTGTAAAAAAGTCTATAACGCCGCCGAATATGCGCTTTACGCCTTCAAAAACTCCGTGAACCGTCTCTCGGAATCCCTCAATGACACCGGATAAAAACCCAAAAGCAGCAGGAAAGCGCTCTTGAAGCCAGCTTGTTATATTATCCCAATTCTTCCAAAGGGCAACTCCTATAGCTATCAATGCGCCAATGGCCAAGATAACCAAGAAGACAGGATTTGTAAATAGTTTAATTGCCAGACCGCCTTTGGCGAATGCGCCTTTTACAAGAGTGAAGCCCTTGCTGATGCCTTTAATTGCATTGCGCATGCGCCCAAAAATCTTAATGCCCATATCAATGCCAACCAGCAAAGGGCCAATGGCAGCTACAACGCCCGCAATAGTTACAATAACCCTTCTCTTGCCTGCATCCATTTCATTAAGCCATGTAAAAAAGCGTGTGCCTACATTAAGCAATCTGCCGAACATTTGGGATAAGTCGTTGCCTATGGTTTCAGAAAACAATGTCATTGTGTTTCTAAATACCTGCATCTGCGCCGCTGTAGTACCGTAACGCTTACCGGCTGCCTCTGTTAATGCAGAGTTTTCTTCCCAAGATGTATTTGCAAGTCCTATTGATGTTCGAAGGGTATCGCCTGAATTTGCGGCCCTTCGCAAAAGGTCTGTAACGCCTACGGCATTAAATCCCAATTCTTCAAAGATGGCATTGGTGTTATAACCCTCATTAGATAAGCGGCCAAGTCCTTCAGTAAAATATAAAATAGCTGAAGCTGCATCACGCTCAAATAAATCCGTAAATTCATCCACGCTTTTACCGGCAGCAAAAGCAAAAGTTTCCAGACGCTCATCCATCTTAAAAATGCTGTCTTGCATGGTAAGCATTACATTAGTGAATGCCGTACCGCCTGCCTCTGCATTGATGCCCAGCGCAGAAAAAGCCGCCGCAAAGCCCAAAACCTCTGATTCCGCAAGACCTATCTGACTGCCTGCACCGGTAAGTCTTGCACCAAAGCGCATAATATCGCTTTCTGTTGTGGCCATATTGTTGCCAAGGCCAACAAGGGTTGCGCCCAATTGGTCAAATTGCTCCCCCGACATGCGCATAACAGTGGCAAACTGCGCCATGTCGTTTGCTGCCTGTTCTGCCGTCATATTGGTAACGGTGCCAAGCATAGCCGTGGTTTCTGCAAAGCCTCTTACATTGTTAATTTCAATGCCCAAGCGTCCTGCCGCTTGTGCTATGTCATACATATCGGTAACGGCCAGAGGAACGCCGCCCGCAGTTACCAAGTCATTCATTTCTTGCCTAAGAAATGCCAATTCCTCTGCTGTTGCATTTGTTACTTTTTCTACTCCGGCCCAAGAATCCTCAAGCTGAACAAAAGTACGTACACCCAATGCACCAATGCCTACAAGGGGAGCGGTGACATACATGGACATGCTGCGTCCGACACGGCCAAAAGCATCACCGATTCTGTCAAGTCTGTCCCAATCAAAGCTGGTTAGGCTCTTCATTTCACGGTTAAGGTCTGACTGTTGTATTTGTAAGTCCAGCAATTGGTTTTCAAGGCGTGCTGCAGCTTCGGTGCCTTGGCCAAATTCCCTTGTAACGCCGATAAGCTCGCCTGTTGTGCGCTCTATTTCACGCTCAAGTAAAGATGTTTTATCGGTCACAAGGTCAATGCGGCGCTGTTTGCGCTCCATTGTACCGGTAAATTGGTTAGAATTACGCTCCCAAAGTGTAAAGCCTTTATCCAGCCCATCCATTTGGGTTTCAAATCTTGCACCCATTTGCCCAAGACCGGAGCCTACACCCGCAATATTGTTTCTTGTGCCGTCAACTCTGCTGTTAAGATTATCAAGGCCACGAAGAGCGGATGCGCCGTTGAAGCCTATAGAAATATGTAAATCTCTTGCGGCATCTGACATTGCATCCACCCTCTTTGAAAGCAAAAATATATTTCGAATGCCTCAACGGAATATATTTTTGCGATTTTTCGCCGCTCTTCGGCGAAAAAATGTTTCCTTACTCTTGCTTAACATGTTGTTTCATGTTAGGATACTGCTATTTCTTGGTAGCCTTTTTAATTGCCTGCTGCTGTTTTTCGTGATATAAATCTAAGGCAGCATCCGCTTCTAAAAGCATTGCTTCATCCATAGCGAATACTTCTGACGGTTGTATACCGCCGTCATAGATAAGCCGCCACATAATAAAATTATCCTTTGCTTTCTTCCGTATTTGGCTTTTGCTGAGGTTTGGTTCTAAGAAAGTTCTCAGCTTCTTGAACCAGCTTTAAAGGTGTGTCATAATCATATCCAAATGAATCAAGGGTGACTTTTGGCGAAACTACCACATGCTTTAGTATTTCTTCACCAAACAGCGCCTGCTGTAAAATTCCGTTTTTTCCTGTGCATCGGTCATTAAGTTCCATATAAAACTTGAATGGAATACGCTGAAGCGTATATTCTATACCGTTGATTTCAACTTTCTTTTGCGTTAAAAAACTGTATTCCTGTGGTTTTAAGTTTGTCATGAGATTTACCTCCAATTTTTTAGAATAAAAATAAGCCCTTTTGGGCCGTTAAATTGCTGCATTGAATTAAAAATTAATTATCCGAAAACTCCATATCAGCACAAAAGATTGTCCATTCACGCTGAGTTATCTCGGGGCCGGATTCAAAGTTTGCGGGCCTTCGCACTCTTGATTGGCTTGCACTTACCATGATGCCCCCATGCTGATTAGCATCCACAATAACAGTGTCAACAATTGCATTATCACCTCTGCGCCGTGAAAGTTCATACAAATGTCTGTTGGAAGGCGAAGTCACATCTAAAGTAACGGTAATTTCGCCTGTGCGGTTATTGGATTCTGCAAGAGCAACCTCTCCATGTGCACCCACATGTTCTGTAAAATCGTCTTCGGAACGCTCTGCTGTAAGCCAACTTCCTTCCGCTTGCCCCGTTATTACCATACCGGCAACTACTAAATTACATTCTTTTGAGTCATATGTTCTTACTGCTGCTTCTGACACCGGTTACACCTCCTAAATAACAAATCTGCCGGCAACTGTACCGCTATGGATTGCACCGGCAATCTCAATCTCCCAATCTATGCCGTTATAAATACGATTGGCCACTTCATTACGAAGCACTTCTTCACGGCGAAGATAATTTATGCGGTAGACATAATTATCATTGTCATCTACACGCACAATGCCCATGCGCCCCGCAATTTTAAGCACTTTTGTAACCACTGCAACAAGTTTGGCAATACCCCGGCGGTCATAGTGTATTTTCTTTGTATTAACAGCCATAAAAGCCGCTTCTTCTTCCATGCGTACTTTAATAAAATGCGCCGCCATAACAAGGTCAATATATTCTCCGTTGGTGGCTGTGCCTTCAGTGGTTTGAAGTGCCCCCATTTTACGGATATATGAAAAGCCGTTGTTACTGTGCAGTTCTGATAAATCTGTGGCACGTATATCAGAACCCCTTACGCCCTGCACGCCCTTAAACTTAAATGTAAGGCTGCCGGGGTCATTGGTTGCTGCTGTTGCCACTAAACCTTCCGCAACATAAGCATTAGGGTCTTCATGGTACATTACAATAGTGTTTTCATATTCCAAACCATTTACAAGAACCAGGTCTTGGGTTGTTGTCCAATATGTTTTTATTTGCGTTTCTGTCCAAGCTGCCAAACTCTCCACAACATCATTGCTGTTTTCTGTGCAAGTAAGATAATACCAATCATTGTTGATTTCTACTATCTCATTTACTGTTTCAAGCAGCAGAGTTTTTAAATCGTCCATAGAGCCGGGCAAAATAGAAAATATAGCTATTTGCGGCGGTGCGGGATTTTGACCGAAGATGCGCTGTGCTATGCGATATTCTTTTGTGGTGACGGCAAAATCTTCAGATACCTCGGTGATGTCGTTATATAAGGTATACGGATGGTCTTTGGATGTGCCTAAAATAAGCGGCAGCCCAAAGCCACGCTGAGTTATTGCTCTTGTTAGTTTTGATATATTGACAATAAAATCCGGTTGTGCCATCTAATCTCTCCTTTCCGGGTTTTGTTTGCTGTCAAAGGGCCTGTAAACAATCCCTCCAAGGTCAAAGCTTTCTATTGTTTCTACACGTTTTGTTATTGCTCTGGCCGCACGTATGCGAACATCAAAGCCATAACGCCGCTCAAAGTCATCAACTACCTGATGTGTGCGGTCAGTTATATTTGCAGCTTTAATGATAACAATATTAAGGCCAACAAAGAACAAATCGCCGTGATAAGTAAACCAATCCCTGGCTTTAGCCGCCAAAGTGTAGGCTTCATCATCATTATTGCTGTATGCATTGATAGATAGAGTTAACTGCGGCTGTTCTATACGAGTGGTCAGCACATCATGCTCAAAACTTGGGTTTGTAGATTCTGCAATCTCATCCGCCAGAGAAAATGTGCTTGTATCATGACTGGACGTTATTTTGTAGGAGATATAAGGATAATCAGGCTTGCGGTCTACAGTGTCGGTTGGCACAACAGGGCAGCCTATATGTTCATAGAGTCCCTTTACAACACCATTCCTAATACTCGCCATGCCCATCATTATCAACCTCCGTATCTTCTTCGCCCTTCGGGCTACTTTGCATAAATTCCCGCTTCTTGACTTTTCTGGCGATATATAAACGCAGGCCGTATGCGTGGTCTGAATGGTCAATGGCAGAAGATACTGTGTATGTATTGCTCTTATATGTCACCCTTGCGCCTATTGTAAGGTCTTCATGAATATAAATCCTTATATCTTCACGGGTAAAACTGCCGCCTTCGCCGTATTGTATGGCATAACCACGGATGTCTTGGGCTGACAAGTTAAAAACAGAAGCCATAGTTTCCCATGTTTTTGTAGCAGGCTTCCATTTGCCGCCGTCTTCATGGTCAAAATAACCTCCGGTTTCTTCTTCTACTGTGATTGACTTGGAATATTTACTGACAAGGTTCCTGAAATCAAAGGCCATAAGTCACTCCTACTTTTTTACTACACGAAATGTTATAGCATCACGCAGCCGTCCGGTGTTTATCAAGGGGTTGCTTCTACCCTTTGCCCCGGCTGTTATTGCGGAGTTGGGTGGGTCTCTAAGACTGGTCATATAACGTCTTATTTGCCCTACAATGTACTCTCCAAGTGTATCCCAAAAAACTGCCATAGAATTTTGCCCGGTTAATACAGTGCCGAATAATCTTTCTGCCATTTTTCCGAATTGTTTTACATTGGCATCAAAACCGCCCCTTATAAATGCACGTTCCGGAATATGAACCTCCGTGGCCAGCCAATACATAAACTCCAAACGGCTGCTGCCTTTATTGCGCACAAGATATAAACTGCCGTCATTTGTGCGAAGCGGCCATAAATCATCAAACGAACGAGGGGACTTTCCCCTTGCTTGTTTATTCAATGGTATAGCCAGCCGCTTTGCATTGCGTGGCCTGATGGTTGCGCCGTATTCATTAACATTGGCAATCATAAGCAAATGAGAATCATTTTTTCCAAAAATGCCGATATGGATTTCTGTGCGCTGAAGCTCACGCAGTATTTCAAGCATATCCGGGATGCGGTTGTCATCTTTGATTCTTATTGACATAATGCCATCCTCCTAAAACCTTACGACATACCACGGTGCAAGCAGAATGGAAATATTGGACGGAAGACTGTCAACATCAAAATCCTTGTAGGTCAGGCTTAAATCGGCAATTTTTTCTTGTGTAACAGAGCCGTCACGACTGCCAAATTCCACTATTTTATCAATTGCTATGCGTATTGATATAGGCGCATCATCTATGTCTTTGATTGCCATTAAATCCGGATGATGGGTGCGCATTTGAATGGCTTCAAACCAACCTTGCCTAATCTCCTGCAGGGTCATCATTGTCTTCACCGTCTGATTTTTCAGTGGCTATATTTACATTAACACCGTCAGAGCCGGGGTCTTTTATCTCCTTGTCATCTGCGGAGCCGTCCTTTTTGTCAGACTTTTCTTTATTATCTTCAATGTCTTCGGTTCTGACATTTTCAGGGTCTTGATTCGGGTCTTCGACAAGGTTTAAATTGTCATCTTTTCTCTCTTCAAGTGTAGCGATAATGCAGGCAATAATTTCATCTTTTTTCTTGGCGGAGCCTAAATCAATGCCATTTTCTGCAGCATATTCCTGAAGCTCTTTAATTTTCATATTCTCAAAATCGGGCTTTTGCTGTTGTTCCTGCTCGGCTGCCAATTTTGCAGCTTCTTCTGCAGCTTTCTTTTTTTCTGCCAAAGCACGTCTAATGCGCTGGTGCGTTGATAAACTCATATGCAGACCTCCTATGTAATTCTAAATTTATGCTTCACAATACGGATTGCCTTCGGCTCATAAACACGCTGGTAGTTGCTTCCATCAGCAAGCTCTGCTCTTGTCGGGAATTCCTTGGAAACATTGTTTTCGGTCCACTTAATGCCTCTGGGGTGCATTATTACAATACGCCTGTTAATAAGATAATCTTCACCGGCATGGCTCATGGAATCTCTATCCAGTTCAGTTTCTTTAATGCGTGGATGCTTGCCGTTGCCCAAAGCAATTGCGCCTACGCCAAAAAGATACATTTCGCCTGTTTTGGTGGCTGTATCATAACCCATGCCATCATCAACAATAACACGCTTACGCATGAAATAAGCTACTCTGTCGGATTGGTCAGCTTCTTGAACATACTCAATAAGACCACGTTTTGCAAGATGTGCCTCAACGATAGAGTGCATGGTAACAGCAGTTAATAATTCCTTTGCATCACCCATTTTCTGCCCGGCATCAATGAAGCTTTCGCCGCTTAGAATACCGGCTTCGCCGTTAAGGGCTGATGTATCATGGACTTTGTCCTCCATGCCTGCTGATTTAAAAATACCTTCAAGCATAAGCAATAGTCTTGCTTGCATGGCCCTGCTCCAGAAACCGGCCACAAGGTCTCCTATAGCCGCCAAAGGGTCATCCCCTGATAATAAAGCCGCCAGAGCGTTTGCACCCCATGACTTACCAAACATTTGCTTTCTTGCTATGTCTTTGCTGGCGTTGATATTGTCAGGGGTATAGAAACCGCCTTGTTCAACAGTTTCTTCTTCTCCGTCAAGGTCTTCCCAAAACGGCATATCTACAAGCGTGTTTGGGCCGCTTGCAAGTGTGTCATACTCGCTGTTGTTTGTCATAATACCGGATTGCAGAATTGCAGATAATTCCATTGTGCGCTGTATTACATAAGGCGTAAATACAGTGGGCTGTATTACATTTTCTAAAAGTGTAATACCATTTGACATATACATCTCCTCCTAAATTTTAGTTACCAAGCCCAAGCCATGAAACCTTTACGCCAGCCACATTTGCCAGCTTACGTGCCATTTCAGGGTCTTTTGCAAAAATTTCAGCCTGCTTGGTGATATTCCAATATTCTTTCTTAAATGGATTGTCTTTAGGCTCATCTGATGGAATATAGCCGTCGCTTCCTGTATGCGGTTCACGGCCGGAAAGATGCGGCACGATTTCAAAAAGATAAGCGTCTGATTTCTTTAACTTTTCAATTTGGTCTGCAAAACCTATAAGATTTTCACCATCAACGCTTACAGCCTCCAAGTTTAATAGGGCTTTAACAGCCTTTGGATTTTTTGCACCGACTTTAGCAAGAGCCAAGTGTATAGAAGCATCCTTTTTGTCGGCTTCATTATTAGCTATGGCAGTTTCAAGTTGATTTTTCAACTCTACATTATCGCCGATGGCAGTTTCTAACTCTTCCCTGGAAACATAGTCTTGCAAGGTCGTGTTTAAAATTTCTTCGTGAACGCCATACACTTCATCAGCCTGCTCTTGTGTAAGGCCCATTTGAATAAGTAAATCCCTAATCATATATTAATTACCTCCCTTTAAATATCCTCCATCAAAAAAATGTGAGGATTATCCAATATAGTTTCATAGATGCCGTTTGCAAGCAAATCTATGGAATGTTCATCTTTGTTCAGTTCATCAAGCCCAAACCGGCTGCAAATACAATGAAGCAATTCGTGGATGAATGTGCTGTTTTTCTGGTGAGTATCGAATCTATCGGCTATTTTGATTATTGATGCATCATAATCTACAGTGCCGTAGTAATCGCCCTTGGTTTCTGATATTTCGTATGGCTTTTCTATTACATAATTTTTAAAGCCTATTTTTATGGTTTTTTTATCTGCCACCTTTTCACCCCTTTTGAGAAATTAAAAAAGACTGCACGGTAAACCGTACAATCTTTATTAGTATTTTGTTATTTATCTAACACATTAAAATGCAAAGTAAAATTAAATATATTTATTTCTGCTTTCTGCTACGCTAAAATATAAGGCTCTTCAACTTCCACAATTACACTTTCAATATCGGTTGGATATATAGTTTCCTGCTCGTATTCTCCATCCCCAATACGAATATCAACCATATAAGCCTCGCCATCATTAAAAATCTCAATTATATGACCTTTTTTACCGTTTTTTAAACGTATTTTTTGAAACATTTCTAATTTCATAAAATCACCTCATTTTCTTATTTGTTACATATGCGCTGGTAAGGCGGGGGAAATTGTCTCCGTTTTCTATAATCCAGCTTGTTACAACATTTGCTGTTTTGCCGTTTTCGCCTTTAAGGTTCATAACACATTCGTAAGTATCCCCAAATCCATTATTCCCTTTAAATACAGATTCAAAATTTGGTATGTTGTGACGAATATTTTCTATAAGTAAGTCAGAATTTTCTTGTGTGTACCCAAGGGCCATTCTAAAAGCGGTAGCTTTATCAGGGTCTTTGTCGCTGTCTAAAGCATACTTAGTAAACTTCTCCTGCGGAATAACCGCATCTTCATATTTTGGCAAAATGTCCATAGTTTTATCCTCTATTCCTATTATATCATCTTCACCTTTAAAGTCAACCTCTTGTATGCTAGTTTCATGGCCCATATCATCAGCCATCTCCACAACCCAAGTACACCGGCAGTTGATATCATCAGAAGCCGCTCCAATCATCCCGGGCGCAAATCCCTGATTGCCGTTAGGCAGAATAAAGTTATCATTGTAAGGCACTTTTACAAGATTCATAGGAATATGATTGGCCCTGACAGCTTCATCATCAGCCGTTAGCCATCTCTTCATCATGGAAACACCTTGCACACGGTCTAATCTGTCTTTTTGCGCTTGTGAGAACACCCGATAGGATTCTGTGCGTACAATGCGGATAGCGTTTGGCACATCTTTGCCCAGAGCTTCGTTTAAACGAGCCGCCATTTGTGCGTAAGTTTCGCCGTCATGCAGTCCCCGGACTATGGTTTCTCTTACTTTGGCGGCAGCTTGGTCACGGTGCAAGTCCATACGCTCTGCCCAGTTAAGCCCTGTTATATTGCTGTTGATGGCAGCATTCATTTCGCCTTCACGAATAATACCTATAAGGGACTGGTTGCCCCAGGCACGGCTTACAGATTCGGATGCACCCTGAAAAGAGTGTTTATATGTAGTAGACAGTGATTGAGCAATTACCCTTGTATTCTCACTGTATAGCTGGACAGTAATGCCGTTTACAGACTCCATCATTTTTTGAAGTCTGCTGTACTGTGCCATCTCATCATAAGTAAGTCTGCCTCCGGCTTCGTATCTCTCAAAGAAACTGCCAAGGATGCTTTTAAGGTCTATAAGCCCACCTTGGTAATTTCGGATAATGCCACGCTCTGCTGCTTGTTCCAAGATTTCAAAAGATGAAAATGTTTGCAGTTGATTTTCTCTTAGAACATTGTTATTACCGGTAGCAGGGCCGCTTTCTCTATTGCTCATTTATATCAACCTCTTTCAAATCTACATCATCAGCATTTTTAGAAAGATTGACCATTGATGCAGTTTGCGCTTTGCGCTGCTCAAGTAATAATTGATATTCCTTTGTGCCGTCTTCAATAAGCGGATGCAAGCTCACAATGGTTTCATCACTTATCATGTCACGTGAAGCACGAAGGGTTTCGACTTCTTCTTTAGTATTCTTGATGCGGTTTTTGCGGAAGGTAGCTTTTACTTCTTCCGGATTAAATTCCTTATGCCATTCCATGTTGATGTAAGTGGTAGTAAACCATAGCATACGCTTTACACTGCTTTTAAATTTCCTTTCCATCATGGACACTTTAAGGTCAAGCAGCGTATATAAAAACTGCAATGAAGCTCCCGACGGAGAATTGCCAAAACGGTCGGTTTTAACATTAACGCCCTGTCCAAACATAAAAATATTCTCTTCCAGCCTGTCCAATAATTCTTTTTTGGCTTCGGTTGGAATGTTAAACTCCAATGTATCAACTCCTGCAGAGCTGTCTGCACGAAGTTTAATTACCTTATAAAATCTTAGATTTTGCTTGAATTCCGCAAGGTCTGTACCTTCGTAGCCTTTTAGGATTGTAATAATCTCTTGAATTTCGGCATTATTGTTGGCAAAGTCAGAAAAGGACATGTCGTATTCATCTACAAGAGATTTTGTAACCTCAAGGTCACTTGTCTTAAAGCTGTTATTTGGAAACTCTATAAAAGGCACCTTGCCCCAGCCTTGCCCCTTGCCATCAAGATTAAAATGCATGGCAGGGTTTGGTGTTTCGGATAAATCCAGTGCAAAATCGCCGACATCATTTTCTATATAAATTGTTAAATCATCTCTTGTCCACCATTCGGCTCTGTAGCGTTCTTTTCCATTGATTTTTACTGAGTAATACCGCAAAAGAGCTTCGAGATTATTTTTAGCAGCAGAATCATATACAGGAATAATTTCTTCCGCAGGTGCGATTATGTATTTAAAGTAGCCTTTTTTATCTATATAAAGATGAAGCCATTCCGTACCCTTATTGCTGGTATTGGTGGCAACATCAGCAACGATATCATCCCATTCGTCCCCAAGTAATAGCTCTATTTTCTCTGCAAACTCGGCATTCGGCTGTCCCTCTTGACTGTCTTCAACTGTAAATACCATAGGACGGCCCACAAGATAAGACACTTTCTGGTCTACCAACAGCTTGTGCCAATTGTTGACCAGTTTGTGGTTTTCTTTGGTGCTGTCAACGACTTTTTGGCCTTGACTGTTGTAATAATACATTTCACGTTCTGTAATATCGGACTTGCTTCTATAATAACGAACACCTTCTAGCATGGTTTTTGTATCATGCTCGGTAATTAATTCCATTATGATATCAGAATCTACCTTATAGCCGTTTTTTCGTATTTGTGCAAAAATAGCTTCCATATTTTCTGTAATCACAATAAAGCCTCCTCTCGGAAGTATTTTTACGTCAAAAAATCAATTGCGGCAGCACCGCCTATATTTTCTGCAATGCCCGTTAGACCATCTGCCGCATCATCAAACTTATTTTTGCCTTTGGCTTTATAAGTCATTAGAGCCTTATAAAGCTCCGGCCAGCGAATATTCCAATTCACAGGAAAATACACATTATTCATTACATTGCTGGCATTGGAAAGTATACGAGCTTGCTTGTTTTTGCTCTGATGAAATGTTCGGATTGATGTACGCTTTGTCCTGTGGGTTTCCCAAAGATGCCGCTCCACATTTCGAGCAAAGCCCATGCCGCCGGAGTTGCTCTCAATAATTGCCTCGTTTACTTCATCTTCATAAAGCATTTTAGCAAGCTGCGGCTCCGTGACCGCCATAGACTTGTCGGTATAAAGGACATTTATTATATAGGCTTGCCCTTGGAATTCTACAACATTATATGATGCTAAAAAGTCCTTACCTGTGTCTGCTGTATCGGTATAGTTGAAAGTTCGGTCGTATACACGCCGTCCATATTCATCCTTGGGCAGTTCAGTGTATGTTTTCAAGGTAGTGTATAGCTTACCTTGCACATCAACAGGCTCTTGCTGATAATTGGCCTCGACAATATCAGCCGACATCATCCGCTTTTTCTTCATGTACGACTTGAAACTCAGCAAAGGCGGGCATAGCATGATTTTCTTTTCTTCATCAATGCAGGCTTTTAATTTCAATTCGTACCAATCCGGCGCATCTTCGGAATCCAAAATCCTGCCGCAGATATCCTTAGTAGACCAACGTGTCATATTTATAATCTGGATGCCATCCTCTTCAATTCGTGAGAGAAAAGTGTCTGTGTACCACATCCATTGTTTTTCCAATGCATTGTCGTTGTATGCCTCTTCGGAATTCTTAACAGGGTCATCAATGATTCCGATATTGCAACCAATGCCTGTTATAAGACCGCCGAAACTCGTTCCAAGGTAATTAAAAAAAGAGCCCTCTAAGGCCCAGACCTGTTTCGCACCGTCACCCTGTTTGATGGATGTGCCGGGGAATATATCTGAAAAAATGGTCAGATTCTTATCTAATTTTGTTGCATCAATGCCGTCCCTCACATTTGCGGAAAAGCGGATGGAAAGTGTTTCGCCGTAGGATGCGGTGATAACCCTGTTTTCTATGCTTTTGCCCAGCACCCATTGAGTGAATAAGGTCAAAGTATAGGACTTTCCATGCCTTGGCGGTATATTTTCCATTAGTTTGCGGCAGACAAAATAATTTATATCTTCTGCACCGCTTGCTTTAATTTCCTCGGCCTCTTCGTAGCTGTATATCTGCCAAGGTGATTCCGGAGAAAACTTAATTATTCGCTTTTCATACAGGGCTTGCAGGGTGTCTGCAATTACCTTCAAATGCGGACGGTCATCTTTATAAAATCTTGGATTTATCAGTTTGCAATATTCCCAAAAGATATCACGAGCAGCTTTGTAGATGGGCGGCTCTTTATATTCGGTTTGGCCTTGCACAAAATCTTTAAATTCAGCAGCAAAAGTTTTATAATTACTCATCTGAAAAACCTCTCCTTGCTGAGTATCTTAACAGCCGCTATATGCTCTTGTTTTAGAGTTTCGGCGCTTACATTATTATGCGCTGCCAAACGGCGGCTTTTACGCTTATTCTTGCGATAGTATGCTGTACGATTGCTATTGGCTTCTTTGCGGCGGCTGCGCTCTGTGATGTAATTAGGAAGTGTATTAAAATGTGCGCTTATGCTTTTAACAGACACGCCAATAACAGGACTTATTTCAACAATAGAAAGCCCTCCATCAAAAAACAATCTCTCGGCTTCTTGCTTCCATTTACTCATATACACCACTTCCTGTTTTTGTGGACGCTTATATGGGCATGGCAAAGTATTTCTGAATAAGAGAAGCTCCAAAACAGAAATGCCTTTAATTGCCCTTTAAATGTATTTTAATTTCGTTTAATAAAATATTTTCGTAAATAACTACCTATCAAGAGCAAGTGCCGCACAATGCGTCTTATGACGTTAAAAACAGCATGGACAAAAACTTGACAGAGCGCAGTTCCTTTTCTTGCTGTTCCCTTAATTAGATTCACCTGCAATATCATCAGCCATTTTCATCATAGCCGCAATCACATCAGGGTCAGCCGACTGCAATTCCTTAAACATGCGTTCTTTTAACATGTTCATGGCAGAAACCACAATTGAATGTTCCTTACGAGATTTAATTTTAAGCCGCTCATTTGCAGTTTGTGCATTCTGCAATTCAGCAATAGCCTTATACAACTTTGTTTTCTTCTCCGGAGGCATATCTTGGTCAACCAAGATTTCCATAATCATTTGGCTGATAAGAGCATTATTGGCCTCATGCAGTTCCGTTGTAGGACGTTCGGCATTATCTTCAGCCAGAAGCTGGGCAAATTCCTTGGCCATGCGCACACTTTCAAATTTCTTTAAAAAGGGCTTTCCAAAACGGTGAACACTTGAATAATGCACATCATGGCCCATTGTTTTAAGAAATTCAGAAATTTGCTCGTATGTATATCCCTCAAGCAGCTTATTCTCGACCTCACGGCGAAGCATATTGGGCAAGCTGTCAATCTTTCCGTGGCTGCGGTTTTTCTTATTTCCTGCTTTGCTCATCTAATCACCGCCTATAACAATGCCCGCTGCAACACCCTCTACAACTTCTGTACCTTCGCAAACATCAATGCCTTTAGAGGTAATATAAACAACATCACGGTCAATCTGCTGAATAGAATTTTTGAAGCTGCGAATTTTTACAAGACCTTTATCTTCTAAATATCGGCAATGCTTTAAAATTTCATTTTCTTTGAGACTATGTCCGTTTTGTGAAAGCACTATATGCAAAATAGGAATACTTAACCCTTTATCATCAGCCGCTTGAGATGCCCCCAAAATAACTCCTCGCACAAATATATTGGTTGCTATTTGATTATTCACTAAAGACTACCCCCATATCTGAAATATCGCCCTCGGCAAGGTTGACACCTTTTGGCGTCAATTGTACAAACGAAGCCCAATATTCCTTATCATCAGCTTCTACCTGCACAAATTCTTTTTTGATGCCGGAAAGATAACCAATTGCTCTTTTAATGTCTCGCTTATCATAAAATGTCTTGTATCGCATTAAATCCATAATTCTGTTAAGGGGAATCGGCTCGTCATAAAGGTCATAAAGATTTTTAATGATTTCACCCCGCAGGGTCTTTGCTTTTGAAATATCGAACCGCTTCATAAGTCACACCCCTAACGCTTATTGTACTGCTTGTTATTTTCCTCAATGGCTGAAAGTCTAAAATCTATTTGAAACAATGTTTTGCTCATTTCTACCATAGCGTCTGACAACTTATTCATGCTGTCCCCAAAGCCATCAATTGTACGCATTAGCATGGCTTCCCGCTTCTCTGCCTCTTGGCGTATTATTTCTTCCCGCTTCTCAGCCGCTTTGTGAAGCATTTCTTCACGACGAACGCCCTCCGATAAATGATTATCAATTACATTCCTGAAAACTTCATTATTTGAAATTAATTCCTTTTTCCAGTATTCATCTTTAATTTCAACCTGTTCATCACGCTTTTTCTCACGTTCCTGCTGTTGCTCTTCTCGGCGGGTTTCCCGCTCCTCACGTTTTTCTTCCAACTTTTTTTCACGCCGAAAGAAGAAAAACATAAAAGCCAGCAATATTGCCGGGACGATACCTATCGTCATTACAATCTCCATAAAAGTCATATAATCCATAATCAGAACATCCCCAAACCCTTAAATTGACCTATCGTTTGTACTCTGCTTTTAGCTTGCGACACTATATTTATGCAGATATTACTTGCCGCCCAGACTTGCAGCTATATTTATTATAAGGCTGTCCACATAGCGCAATCTATGGTAGTTATTACGCCAATGCTTTACTTGTGTTGCAGATATAACGCCGTGTCGGTTCAGGCTTGAAATGGCCGCTTGCACATCTTTTGACATTGCCTGTGCAGTAACTAAATAATCAATTCCAAAGTACTTGCATATTCCCTTAGTGAGCGCATTCGCCATCTCACCACGCTTATGCCGCAAAATACCAATATCAGGTTTGCTTGCCGGAGCGTCAATAAACGCCAGTTCAAACAAAATGGCAGGGCAGTGCGTAAGGCGTATAACACCCCAGCGGTCTGTTTGTTCATTGCGGCGGTTGCGCAAAGCCATCTCCTTGCAATATGTATCTAAAATGGACTGCGAGAATTTTCTTGCATCTGCTCCCCAAAAGAATGATTCTGCACCGGTGCCTCCGGCGGCATTAGTATGTATGCTTATGAAATAATCTGCTCCCCAATCGTTTGACATCAACGCTCTTGCATTTATAGTTTGGCCGCCGTCACGTGGATGAGTTGGTATATGGGTTTTTGTCGGACGTGACAACTTTGTTTCAAAACCCAATTTTTTAAGATTTTGAGCAAGCATTTTTGCAACTTCAAAATTTATGTCGGCTTCTCTCATGCCGTTCCCGACCGCTCCGGGGTCAACCCCGCCATGACCTGCATCAATAAATATTCTTTTCATTAAACCACCCCTAAATGGCTATTAAATACACTTAAATTCCTAATAAAAAGATGTTATGGAGAGAGCTTCTGTTTCTCTCCATAACATCTTATCATATGAGTAATTACAATCGGATTGACAATGTCATATATTTTATTTTACAAGTTTACTGCGCCCTATCGTCTACCACATCAAAGATTGACATTTGGTTTTCATGAATTTTATTGCTCTTACCCTCATCTGCAACTATGCGGCGTATGTGCCGCTCAGTGTAGCCATATTTAACTGCAAGCTGATAATAATTATGCCCCCGGAATTCCTGCTTTATTGAAGTCTTAATTTTATCAAATGCGCTGCGCCTCAGTTTTGGGAAGTATATCCACATGCCACCCAGCATCATAACAAATTTTTCGGCCTTTTCTGTACCAAGCAGAGTTTTTAGTTTAGAAAGCTCGCCGTCTTTATCGTCACGGTCACGTTTAAATTTAAGCTGTCTGCCGCTATATGCCTGCTCAACTTTAACAATATCATCTAAATCTAAAAAATCCGAAAGGCGGTCATATGGTTCGCCCAAATCACTTTTGCTTATAATTTCTGTAATCTTCAAACCCACCGCCGCCTTTCTAAACAATAAATTTTTAAGCCTCTAGTCTATCTGCTGCTCCAATAATTAATTCAGCCAATCCTTCCAGCTTACCATAATTATTGCGCCAATAATTAGGTGAATTTATTATGCCATGTATTTTGAGTATGTCGATTGCTGCATATACGGCATCCGGGTTATCCGAATACAAATCCCCAACGTCCTCTAAAGCTCTATCAAATAATCCAAGTATCTTTTGCCCATATGTAGCCCCCGGTACCGCCCAGCGTCCGTTAAGGTCTGTCCAGAGCGGTGCAATTCCTCTTGTAACAAAATGCGCTCTTGGGCTGGCATTTTCATTTTGAAGCGGCTCAGTGCTGGCATATGTTTTAAGATGATGTATCTGCGCCCTAACGCCTAACTGCGGTGTATCAAACCATGCACCCGCACCTTCAGGAGAATTATTAACAGCCCCAATGCCGCCATAATTATTTTGCTCTGCCAAAACTTGTCCTCCAAAACGAAACCAGCCGGTTTCATGAATGGACTGCATAAAAGCGATATCACCTCGAACACCCTCGATATTGCCCTCGTTAATAAAATACATTGCTAATTCAAGCGCAGTGCAGTTTATTCTGGGGTTTTCTTCACGACTTAATAAAAATGCCGCAAGCTGCCGTGCATTTAAAACATTCTGTCCCATAATCATGGTTTGTTCGTTAGACATTTGCATCAAACCTTTCTTTCATAAATTCATATGCTTTATTGATATCGGTATCAGTTAATGGTATAAAACGTACCTTATCTAGCGCATACTCTGCTACATATTGCATTGCAGCAAGTGCTAAAGTCATATCTTGCATAAACACTTCGGCATTTTCTGCACCTTTGCCATTAAAATCCATTGCTTTAAAAAACCTTTCAAAAACTGGTGTAGCTGCCATAAGGCCATTGATTGCTAATTCCCACATTTCTTTTGTAAGGCTAGTGCCAGATTGGATATTTTTCTCAGAATAATCTTGCATAATATCATCACCTCATTTCCGCATAATTTGATTGCTTTAACAAGCACAACCAACAATATTGAAAATATAACCAGAGAGGGCCAATGAGTTGTTGCTATTGTTAAATTTATTACTTCATATGACACAGCATCATCTCCTTGCTTTTTATTGCGGCCAGGCTTTCAACCCACCATGCCGCATTACCAGCCCAAAAGGGCTGTCGCTCTGCGCTTAATCTTTCTTGTAAATTGATAGTAGGTAAAATCACAACATCATAACATTCTTTAACAGAGTAACTTTGTTCACCGGCTTTCTTTTTGGCTTCTATATAGGCTTGCAAATCTGCCGTCATCTTCAAAAGCTTTAATACTCCAATATGTTCTTCTGTAACTCGTCCAATAACTTTGCCGTTTTCAATAGTTGGTGTCATAACCCCGATAATTTCAAGCAAACATGGTAAGCTTTCATGAAAGCTAAACTCTGGGCCATCAATAATATCCATAACTTCTATTGTAAACTTTTTACGATTTAACCTTGGCTTATCAGGCGGTAAAATACCTTGAATCTGCAAACTCTTTTTCGCTTCGGCTCGCAGGGCTTTTTCTTTATTGGTTAGTTTTTTACTTTTTTTACTCATTGTTTTTCCTTGCATGACCGGCAATAGCAACTATCATCAGTGCAGTTAGCATGATTTTCCGGCCATACACCTGTTTGGTTGTAGCAAGTTTCCGCAAGCCAATGATTACACCATGCACTCATAATTGATTTTCCGTTTTCCCATACTTGATAAAGACCATTTCTTCTTTGAACCAGTAACATCAAATTTTTCATTGCAGACCTCCAAAGGTGTATTTGCATTACCGGGGTTGTGACCGGCTTCCCGCATTACCACGCCTTGCGGCGTGTCACTCTGCGTTACACTTCAAATGATTGATTCTACACTAATTTGAGCATCAGCCGGTTTGGATAGGGAAGCGGCTGTCCCTGATAAATTATTTTTTTGCGCATCTTTCTTTCGCTGGTTCATTTTCTTTAATCCCTCTATAGCATCGGAAGCCACTTTTGAAGTAAGCCAATTGATATGGCTTACTTTGTATTTATTTTCCAGCCAGCTATCTAACTTACGATTGTCAATTTTGCCACTCTCATCAACCCACCCTAGATTTTTTGCCATACCCTCAATATAACTGCGCTGCTTATCGCTAATCATGCGCTCACCACTTGGAGTAGTGACTTGTTTTGTTCCCGCAAGTCCATCAATAACCTTAATTGCATCAAGAACAGACAATTCTTTAAGGCTAGATTTACCGACAAGCTGCTCTACATAGGAGTGCAGTACATCATTATCAAGTCCCTGCGCTTTTGCAGATTTAAATATCATGCGTCGTTGTCTGTCTGTCATGGGATTGTCCGCTCCGGTCATGTTCTTTGCCATAAAATCACCCTTTGACTTTTGCCTTATTGGTCTCCATCCAAAACTTATCTTCAGTCTTACGAGAAGCGCCAACCTTTATAATATCCTCATCAGGATATTTCTCCAGCACTTCTTTGTTTATGGTTTCTTTAACAGAAATGCAGTCCATCATGCCAAACTTGCGAAGATTTTTTAAAATAATATCATTTTTCTTTGGTATCGAAACCCTGCTTGATTGCCTAAAACCAACTTTACCAAAATTTAGGCTCTTTGTTTTCCCCTCAATACCGGATTTATTTTTCCTCGTAAAGACTTTTATTAAGGCTGTAAGCACCGAAATTCTTTCTTGCATTGGTTTGGCCAGTAATGCGGCCTGCTCCTTTGCGTCATTAATAGTCATATTCATTTGGGCCTCAATGCCGTTTAAAGTAATTTCGCACTCCGCAATCTCACGCAGGCAGCGGTCTACATCTTCCCAAGAATCAAGCGAGAACTCTAAGTTTTTTGCCATAATTATTCCTCCTTCATTTCAATTTGAGATTGTTTCAACTGCTCCAGTCTTACATTAAGCAAATCAATTTCTTTTGCGCAATATATAACCATATAGGCAAGCAATAACCCCATTGGAATTATCAATACCTCGCCGCCAACTGCTAAGTGGCCCCTAAAATGGTAGGAATGCCATATCGCCCACGGAGTTAATAATATTGATGCACTCATAATAACAGCGGCTACTATGTATCGTGGTTTTATCTTCATTATTTAACCTCCCAAAAGTATCTTTATAACCTCATCATTTTCTCGCCCGGCTAAAATACTTCGCACTGACTCCTCCGGAAATTTAATGGGTGTAGCCATGCGCTCAATGCGGTTTATAAGCCTGAGGTCATGCTGTAAATCTTCAACACGACAGTTTGATGTAAAAATGGTGATTTTCTTTGCCGTCATGCGGTCATTTAAGATACTGTAAAATATCTCATTAACCCAGCTTGTCGGTTTTTCAGTGCCGAAATCATCCAGTATAAACACATCAACCTCTTTGGCGGCTTTAAGCAGCTTTGAATATGTGTCCTCGCCTCCACGGTTGGCTTTATTGTCAAATGTGCCTTTAATTTCATCAATCAAATTTACTGTAGTAACAAAGCGAACAGACTGATTATGTTGGCGTATCAGTGCATTACCTATGCTGACAGCCAAACGGGTCTTGCCGCTGCCTTTGGTTTCACCGTAAAAATATAGCCCTTTGCCCATTTCCTTCATCTTATCAAAGTGATTTATGTAACCAATAGCCACCTTCTTTGCAATTTCGGCGGTTTTTCTGCCGCCTCCACTATACATGCTGATGTCAAAGTCAGAAATGCGAAGTTCGCTGAATTCTTCCGGTATTTCTGCAAATTTAAGCTTATTCTTCATGACCAGCAGTTTGCGGCACTCGCAGAAGGACATGCGCTCCACGCCCTTAATATCAATCTTAGAAATAAAGCCGGAGCCGTCACACTTACTAACAGGACATTTAATGTCTATACCATCAGAAGTTGCAGTCAAAATCATCTCTGGCGGATTTAAAGGATTCTTCTGCGTATCGCTGCAACCTTTCCCCCTCATCTCTATGTGCCGCTTTATGCTTTCCAGATGCTTCTGCATCCCCAATGACTTCCCCAATTGTTCCATAACCGACACCGCCTTTCCTGTCACGCTCGGCTTGCCTGTTGGCCATAATACCCAGCACATATTTCTCATTTTTCCCCTTGCCGCCTTGAGCAAGGGGAATATCCATCTTGTTGTAAATCTGCAATGCTTCTATAACAACATCTACATTGTATTTATCAAAACTTCTGACAATTTTTTCTTCTGCTGATGGGGATATGCGCCCGGTCTTGCGAGTGGCTTTTGCCAATTTGTCCAGAAATACATAGATTATGGTTCGTTGACTATCGGCGTATCTGCGTTCTAAATCCTTCAACAAAGGCTTGTCAAGCATGACTACTGCCCCTTTTCAACTTTAATTTCCTCGCAAAGATTCTCAAACGCCATTGTCATATACAGCTTCTGCGGCTCAGAGATTTCTTTGTTTTTGTTAATAATTATGTATGTTTTGGCAAACAGCTCTATCAAGTCATCATGCTCCTGCTCATTATCAACAATAATCCTAATCATAATAACCTCCTCGGTTCTAAGCCTTTTTTGTAATAATCCGAACCTTATCGGTAAGGCGGTTTTTTATATGCATCTCATGCGGCAAATCTTTAATAACAAGCCAATTTTCGTAATTAAGCCGATTGGCAGTTATCAATTTAGCCTGCTTAACTGTTGGATTTTTCCCTGACGGCATAACTGTACCTCCTTACCTATGGCCGATATCAACACCCATGTTCAAAGCCACAGCCGCCAAATGTCCTGCACAAATTTCGTCAGCTTCAAACATGCCTTTTTTATGGCTGTCAAATGTGTTAGTGAATACTTGAATTGCTTTTCTAACAGAAACTAAAGTGCTTATCTTATGCAAAACTTCAATTGATGCACCGTCAAAGCCATAATCTTTAAAAATAAGGCTTATATCATCTAAAACAACCTCATTGGCCTGCAGCTTCTCCCGATATGTAATTCTATCAGCCACTTGCCTATATGCAGGCTGTTGCTTGACTCGTAACTCGTAGTAAATTTCATAATTGCCCACCAAAGCCATGCCAATGCGTTCTCCTGTATCTTCATCCTCTGTTGCATCAACAATGCTCCTAAGATGGTTTACAACCTTGGCTTTAAGATGCTGGGCCTCATCTATGATAATAATACGCTTAGTTGCGCCCCTCAATTTTGTAATAACCCCTGCAGTAATACGCCGTGAGCCTTTTTCCTTAATATCCAATGCCTCTGCCAATAATTCATTTATACCGGTAATATTTGCAGTAGTAGGGGACACGGTTACAATAATGGCATTGGGATTTTCTTTGGCATACTGCCGAACCGCCATAGTTTTACCAACGCCGGGGTCACCGTAAGCTACACCCATTTCACCTCTTGTATGGCATAAATCAATCATGTTCATAACTTGAAGGCTTGTTGTGGTAGATTGATATGGGGGCTTCTTGGTTGTACCTTCACGTTTTACACTTATTTTCAAAAGCTGTGCTATAGCCTTTAACAAAGAATCCGATACATGGCTGCCGCTTAAAAATTGATTCAACAGCGAACCGGAGCTATAGCCTAATTCCTTGCCGACAACAGCCTGCGATTTGCCTGTTTTCTGCATATACTCTACTATTGCCGTCCTTGCGTTTTCTGCGGTTAAAATTGGTTTTCTTATGTCGCTCATAACAACCTCCTAAGTATAATTTAATTGATTATTAAATGACGTTTAATTGCTTTTAATATGATGTCTATTAGGATGCATAAGTTATCGCATTCCTAAAGAAAGCGGGGAAGAACAGTTACTTTTTAACACGTCCTGTTAACACGCCCCAGTCAATCTTAATTTTTGCTGCCTGTTCCATAATCTCTGCCCCCACAGCCTTTTGCAAAGTTTTGCGCTCGGATGCTTCATGCAGTCCTTCCATACGATAAAGAGAAGGATTAATAACTTCTTTTTTTATAACGATATCACCGGCGGCCTTAGTAAGCACGGCGGTCAAAGCGTCCTGTGCCTCCACATCCTTAATTTTCTTGTAATTTCTTACAGTCTTAACCTGCGCATTTTTCTCTCTGGCTTTGGCTTGCACGGTATCTTTATCGGCGTGATAGCTGACTTTTTCATCCAGTACAGCTTCGCAGATAAATTGATTATCCGTGTTATAAACCCTTACGCTGGATAAATCATCAGGGCTGTATCTTACATAAACATCTCTGCCAAAGTAATGCTCCCATAAATACGGATTGGAATATTGCAGTTTTTCACCGTAAACTTTAAGAGATACTCCATTCTTGCCAACTTTGACTGTGCCTTTGCTGTAACGCATAAACATAAGATGCAGCTTGTCATTTGGCACAACACGCATCTCATCCATAAGCTCAGAAAAGGCTTCATCGGGAGAGCGCCCCCACATACCTTCACCGTTATGAGGCTGCTTGTTGTAAAAACCTTTAATGTATGTATCAACCTGACCTATAAACTCATCTATACCGATTAGATTCTCGGGCTGCGCCATCTGCTTTTTAAGGCTGTCTGGCTTTTCTGCGATACTGCCTCCGGTATATCCGGGGAATAACTTTGAAAAGGTTTCTTTAATGGTTAAAAACGCCCTTTCAACCGCTTTTGCCCTTGCGTTTCTTGGAAGGGATGCTCGGTATTCTATACTCAATGCCGCCAAGATGGTTGGCTGCATAAAGTCACCTTCATCTCGCTTGGCTTTTTTGCGAAAGCCTTTATCGGCAGCAAAGTCATGGAATAAGTACTCTCGGCCATTATCTCCATAAACGATTTTTGGCAGGCCATATGCTTCTGCTCCACGCTTCAATGCGTAGATTGTGGAATCACCACTTAACTTGTCCGTTATAACCCATCCCATCATTTTGCGGGTACGCACATCCATAAATGCGCTTAGATGCGGCCTGAATGGTTTGTTATCTTTACCTAAAACCATGATGTCAAATGTGTGGCCATCTGCCACCCAAATATCATTAGGCTCTAAATCATCATACATGCGGCGTATATATGGCGCACAATCCTCAATAAATGCTTTTTGTCCCTCTCTGAAATATTTTAGATGGGGGATTGGAATGTTTCTTGCCGCCCTTTCAAATGTTGAAAAGCTGGGCATGTCTGGTGCTGTGCCGTAACGCCGCTCTAATTCTAATTCTGTTAAAAACACGCATAAACTAGCTTTTTTCTGTGAATTATCGAGATAATAATATTCAAAGATATCTAACATTTCATCTGTCAACTTCTTAGCATGTTTTCCGTGTTTGCCACGTTTATCAATCAACGACCCTTCACCGTCGTTATGCAAAGCCTTCCATTTTCGATACAGCGCCCGCACACTTAAGCTTATATGTGGATGGGTGTCTGCCAGTCTAATCTTTGTCAACGATACAAATGCATTATCAGCCTCGGCATTTGGTAGTGGTGAATTACTCCTAAAACTGCGCCATTCTTCAAGCAGTCCCTTCCAGAAGACTATTTGTTCACGCTCTAAGGCGGTAATTGCTTCAAAATCTACAGGTATTTCCGGCAGTTCATCTATTTTGGAAAGTTTGTCCAAGTCCATCCGTTCATCCCCGCAAGCAGCTTCCGTCAACTTCTTTTGGCGGCGTTTGTACTTTATTTGCAGCTTGGCGCCAAGAGCAGTAAGGGGTATGCGATATTGTTTGGAAGCATTGCCTCTACCTTGAATGATAATGGATTCTGCCAGAAGTTTGCCTTCGCCGATAATGCGCTTAACATACTGTTGGGAACATCCCTTTAAGTTAGCAACCTCCGCCACAGTCAAATATACAACCTCATTCACTTACTCACCGCCTCTCAAAGTTAGGATAGACAGACGTTGCTGTCCGTGGTATAATAAAATAGTGTAATTTCAAATGTAGTTTTACAAGATGCGCAAGTTTGAGGCTTACGCATCTTTTTATTTAATTACCGCTTTTGGCGGTTTCATATGCAAGATTTGCGCTGTAGCTTTCGGTAATATTACGGATTATTTTTAACATTTTGACCTCTTTGTTCTGCATATTTGACTCTGCTAAAAACCCTTACTTGTCACAAGAAAACAATTCAGCAGCATGTACGTCCAAAGCATCAGCAATCTTACATAATACTGTAAGGCTCGGAATCTTGCGTTCATTTTCGATATTGTAAATATGAGAAAGAGCAATATCGCTTGCTGCACTAAGTTCCCTTATAGACATTCCTTTTTCTGTTCTAACTTTTCTAATATGAATTTTCATACAGATACCTCCCTTTAAGATAGTATCTGTAAAGTTGCATATTTTAATGGTATAGTTAACGATAGATTCAGCGTTAGGGTTTAGTTTTTATAATTTGTGATGTACTTAAATCCAACCTTTAAGCCATGAGATGGCTGTAATATTGTTAGTCAATATCGTATTTAATAACATATAATGGTATAATATCATATATTTTACAATAGAGTGTATCTCTATAGAGGAATATTTTCCATGATATGTAATTTAGGTCTATGGTTAAAAATTTGAATAGACATTTACCTCTGTTCGTGCTGGAATTACAGTAGTGTTATTCGCTATGGGCTTTGTCCCTGCCGCCTAGTCTTGCTTACTAGGCGGCATTTTATTTTTTGCCGTGTGAAGCCTATGTTTCTATTGCTCTCTATCAAAGACCCAATCCGCTATGGCAGTTACATCATGTAATAGTCGCTCTGCGCTTCCCGCATGACCCCAGTTTACATCATCAGGATTTACTTCCATATGGTTATCAACATAATTTTGAAGTTCTGCCAGCAGGGTTTTTGCTTCTGATATTTTTGCCATAAATGTTACTAATGCTTTTCTATTTGAATTTGTCATGTTTTTCCTCCTATTTGTTTGGGCAAGATTGTAAATTATTTTCTTCGAAAGGCATTTCCAGCACATCCGCTATCTTTGCCCGATGCTTTAGTCCGGGGAAGACCCCTCTTAAAATATCGCTTACACGCCTTTGCTCAAGGCCAATAAGTTCAGCAAGTTCTTTTTGAGTCATGTCCATTTCTAGCAATCTCATTTTTATCTGCTTACCATATCGCCTGTGCCTTACTCTTGCGCTTTCCAT